GCTGCGGTGCTCGAATCAGTGATCGAAAAGTTCGCCGCCGTCGAGGCCGAGTCGGTATGAGCAAGCGGACCACGGGGGCGGCTCGGGCTGCCCCTGCCGGCCCCGCGCCAGACAAGAAGCGCCGCGGCGGGCCATCCGGCAAGAACAAGCAGGAAGGACGCCTTCTGCGCGGCGACGCCTATCTGTGGGCAACCGTAGACGCTGCCGTCGAGCGGTCGGGGCTCGGCTGGTCGGAATGGGCTCGGCGGGCGCTATTGGCTGCTGCGGCTGAACAGGTGACGCGTTCTTGACTCGACGCGTGGCGGCCCAACTCTGTAACTCATGCGGGTAATATGGGGTCTGATTGCGTTGGTTTTGGCTGGGTGCTCGGCGAGTGGCGAGCGCGATCCGGAGGCGAATTGCGACCCCGATTACCAGCGAATGGCGCGCGGCGTCGTGAGCTGCGAGGAGCTTGGCGACCAGTGCGCCTACTCACGCGACGAGACGACCGGGCGGGCGACCCTGACCAAGCTCGGGGCTGCGGACGCCTACTTCGTCTGCAGCTGTGGAGGCTTCGGGGAGAGCCAGGTCCGGCTGTATTGGTGCCGGAAAGCGCCTTAATCTTTCCCGGTAAAGTTGACATAATCCTGACATCGGGCGTCAACATGGCGCATGGCCGAGGAGACGCCGCGCCAAAAGCTCAGCTACGTCGCACGACTCGTCGCGCTCGCTGACATCAGCAGCAAGCGCGAAATCCGCAAGCAGCTGCTCGAGATGGTCGGCGAAGTTCTCGACCAAACCGAGAAAGAGGCGACCATCTTGCGCGGGCTCGAACTCACCGCGCGGCTGACCGGCGCCTGCGATATGGCGGCGGTGATCGAAGTGCCCGGCGTTGCCGACTTGAGGCGCTTCGAAAAGCAGCGGCAAGAACAGCGACCCGAGCCGGCGGCGCACTGATGGACTTGGAGGCCGTTCTCACCGACCCAGAGGGCTTTGCCCTCGTCACTGCGAGCGATGCGCAGCGCGCAGTGTGCCGAATGATTGCAGGTGAGCCGCTCGCAGAGCTCGCAGCGAACGACAACGTGGTTGCGATGGTCGGAGGCGCGCAGGCGGTCGCCGCGCTGCCGTCTGCGCCCCCTCGCCTCGTGTGCCTCGGCGCTGCAGTGCGTTGTGCCAAGTCCACAATCGTTGCGGCTGCTGCTGTGTGTGCGGCCTATAACGGCGACTGCTCCGGGTTGGCCAACGGTGAGGTGCCACGCATCAATATCGTGAGCGTCGACCTGGACAAGGCCAAGGAGACTTTCTCCAAGCTCGTCGGCGCAATCGTGAACAGTCCGCACTTGTCGTCGCTGCTCGTCGGCCGACCAGGCAAGGACTCGGTGACGATTCGCAACCACTCGGGCTGGCCCGTCGAAATCAAGATGGTGGCCGGCGCCCGCGCTGGTGAAACGCTGATTTCGCGCTGGTGCCTCGGCGCTATTTTCGACGAAGCCCCGCGCATGCTCGGCCAGTCCGATGGCGTCGTGAACCTAGACGACGCGCTGTCAGCAATCCGCGCCCGCATGCGCCCGCGCGCTCAGATATTTCTGGTCGGCTCGTTGTGGGCGCCACGCGGTCCGGTGTTCGATTTGGTGCAAGCGCGCTTCGGCAAGCCGGGAGCGGACGTGGTGGTAATCATCGCGAGCGGACCGCAACTGCGCCCCGACCTCTACACACCCGAGTACTGCGCCCAGATTCAGGCCGACGACGACCGCACATACAACAGCGACGTGCTGAGCAAGTTCGCCGACCCTGAAGACGCCATGCTGAGCTCAGTCGACGTGGCAGCTTGCGCACGCGCGAACGACAACATCATCCCGTACGTGCACGGCCAGCACTACGCGGCCGTAATGGACCCGGCAACGCGCGGCAATAGCTGGACACTGCTCGTGCTCACGATGGCGCCGGGAGACCTGTGGCAAGTCGTGCTCGCGCGGCAGTGGACGGGCTCGCGTCAGGAGCCGCTGCGTGCATCCGACGTGTTGACCGAGATGGCGGCGGACCTGCTGCCCTACGAGCTCTTTGAGGTCTACACCGACCAGTGGGGGTTCGACCTGCTGCAGAACATCGCCGAGCTCGCAAACACCGGGCTCGTGTTTACGATGCTCACGCGAGATGACGCCGTTGACGGCAAGCGCCTCGAAACCCTGTTCGGTGCGCGCCGGCTTTCGCTGCCTGCGAATCGCCAGCTGCGTGCAGACCTCATCGCGCTGAAGAAGCGCCCGCGACAACAGGGCGGCAGCCAGATTGTGTTCCCGAAGACCGCCGACGGTCGCCATTGCGACTACGCGGCAGCGCTGCTGCTCGGCATGCAGGCGCTGCCCGAAGCGGCGGTGGCTAACGACGTGTCGACCATGACCGAAGACGAGCGCCTCGCGATTGAGGCGCTCGTCAACACAGGGCGCAGCCCATACAACAACGCACTGGAGAGCATGCTCGCATGAAGCTCGACAAGGTTTCGATCCTCCGACCCGCCACCTATCACGAACAGCCGGCGCGGCATCAGTACGAGTCCGCCAAGGGCTACGACATCACCGCCACGTCGCTGGGCGTCGTCGTCGTGCGCCTCGAAGACTGCAAGGTCCCGATTGCTCGCGATGAGCCTCTCACGGTGCTCGTGCCGTGGGCGCTTGTGTCAGAGCCGTGCTCAGTCGCGAAAGAGCAGCCGAAGAAATGACCGCCGTGTTCGCGATAGCAGCGGGCGCGTTACTCGTCACCACAACCATTTACGCAGGAGCAAGAATCATGTCCGCAGCAACCGACCGCCTCACCGCTTCCGTGCAAGCCGCAACTGCATCCGTTGATGCGCTGATTGCGCGCATCCCACCGCCCGCGCCGCCGGTTGACGAAACCCCTATCATCGCCGCCGCCGATGCGCTCGACGCGCTGAAGGCCAAGGTTGACGCCGTGAATCCGGAGCCGCCGAAGTCGTGATTCGCAATCTCGCCAGCCTTGAGACGCCGTTCCCTCGCTTCTTTTCGGTGCTGCCATACCTGGCGCCGCTGGTCGCGCTGCGCCTCAACAAGAGGCCGCTGCTCGCATGACCATCGGTGGAAAATGTGATCACAGTGGCTGGGTTGTGTTCATCAAGACGCGCGGCTGGTCTTGTAGCCTTTGCGGCGTGGTGTTTGGCAAAAGGTATCCAGGCACATGACCGACCGCGCCACCATCGTGCCAGGCCCCGAGCCGGCTATCGTCTGGTACGACCGTACCGCTATCGACGATCGCGTGTGGGTTGTGCGCCGCGGGGACGCCACGGTGCGTGCGCTGCGCGTCGACTTCCACGGCACGGTGGCGACCGACTTCAAGGCTGGCGGCTTTCTCGACCTGCAACCAGGTGGCCCACGCGGGGTGATTCGCGCCGGCCACGTCACGACTTTTGACGAGGTGCCAATTGGCTAATCAAGAAGAGTTCCCAGTTGAGTGGAACAAGCCGGCTCCAATTGAGACGGGTCAAGCCCCGGCCGGCATCGTCGCCGACAAGTACGTCGACGGCGTGCTCGAAGCGCTTGAGCGCGAATGCGACCTCATCCCCGAGCGGCAAGAGGTGTTCGAGGGCCGCGAACTCAGTCGCGATGAGGAGCACTTGTTCCGCTCGTTCGCCGAGCAGGTACGCTTCGAGCTCGACCGCCGCGCCGCCTCGCTCGGCTTCCGTGTGCCGCGGGTAGACCCCGAACACATGGGGCGCGGCTTCCGGTTCTATTGGACCAAGCGCGGCGAATCGGCTCAGCAGGGCCACATCGACTACCACTACGACGACGTGATTCGCTTCATGCGCGATGGCGAGACGCCGGAGAAGTTCGGTGAGGCCATCGGGCGCCGGATGATTGACGGTATCCTGAAGGCGCTAGTGGAGTCGGTGCCGTCGTGAGCATGGAGAGCATCGTTGCCAGCATGCGGCTTGCGGGAGTCCGTCGCGTAGTGCTCAGCCCTTCGCAGGCTGAGGCGCATGGTGTGCTGGAGATTGAGCTCGAGCCGGTGGGCGACACCATCCCCGCGCCTGCTCTCGACTTCGAGCCGGAAGCCGAAACGAAGCCAGCTGGAACCTGCGCCTACGCCGGCTGCCAGGAGCGCGCTGGCTTCCACTTCGCTCCGCATTTGTGCGAGCGCCACGGACTCAGCCAGCTTGGAGTGAAGACGTAATGGCCTATGATTCAGCTTGGTTCCGCAAGGACACCGAAGACGCCGGCACGACCATCTCGACCATCGTCTCGACGTATTGGGAGCAAGAGGGCCGGCAGCGACGCGAGATCGCAAACCTCGCCCTCGCGCTCTACGCCGGCTCGATGAAGTATTCGCTCAGCGGTGCGGCGTCGATTCTTACCGTCATCGACTCGATTCTGCAGGACGCGGCGGCGTACAACCTGATTCAGGCCACGGCGAACACGCTCATCAATCAGCTTGTGCAGAACCGCGTGCGCCCGCTGTTCGTGACGAAGCGCGGCGACTCCGAGCTGCGCGAACGCGCCCAGAATTACCAGGACTTCATCGAAGGGGAGTTCGAGGAGGAAGAGATTTACGGCGACCTGGGCGCCGAGGTCTGCACCTACGGCATGCTCTTTGAGGGCGGCGGCGTCGAGTGGGACGCGGACATCGCGAACAACCGGATCATCGCCACCAAGTGCGAGCCGTGGGAGCACTTCGTTCCAAAGCGTGAGGCGCGATCGCGTCGCCCCAAGCAGCATTTCTCGCGTGTCACCGTCGACCGTGGCGAACTGCTCGCGTTTTACGCCGACGCATCGAAGGATGTGATCCAACGCATCAAGGACCAGGCGCCAGTGAAGCCGGAGGATGCCGACCACGACACCTATCGCGACGGCACCATCAGCGACATGGTGGTGATTTATAAGGCCTGGCACCTGCCGAGCGGTCGCGTCGACCTCGAAGACCCGCGCGCGTGGGGCAAGGGCGAAAAGGATGGCCGCAAGACAGCGCCGAATCACGACGGGCGCCACATCTGCACACTCGAAGACGGGTTCGTGCTCACGGAGTCGCCATGGCCGTACGACTTCTTTCCGCAGTCGTGGTTTCGACCCTACTTGGTGCCTGGGCAATTCTGGTCGCGAGGTCTGCCAGAGATTCTGGCGCCGGTGCAGCTCACCATGAATCGGTGGGATGAGCGCATTGACCGGATCATCGACCGCCACGCGCGCCCGATGCTTGTCACGTGGAAGAACGCCGGCATCATGCCCGCGCGAATCACGAACGAACTGGCAAACATCTTGGAGAGCAAGGTCCCGCCAGCTCAAGCGATGCAGTACCTGCAGAGCCCGGGCGTGCCACCGGAGCTCTTTCAGCGCAACGCGCAGCTCCGTGCAGACGGACGCGACCAGGTTGGCCTCAGTGACCTGAGCATGCAGGCCGCGCGCCCCCAGGGCATCACAAGCGCGCCGCCCATGCGCCATCTGCAGGACCGTGAGAACGTGCGCCACACGCTTGAGTTCCGCAGTTGGGAGCGCTTTCACACCGGCGGCGCGAAGAATCTCATGCGTTGCGCACGCGTACTTGCTGAGCACAGCCCGGACTACGAGGTGATGCTCGGTAACGACAAGGATTTGCGGCGCGTGAAGTTCACCGAGATCGATTTGAAGGCAGACCAGTTCAAGCTGCGTTGCCGACCGACCAATCTTTTCGCCACCGACCCGGCCGCGCGCGCCGAGCAGCAGATCGAGTGGATGAAAGAGGGCCTTGTCACCAAAGAGCAGGCCCTGTCCAACATGGACAATCCGGACTCGGAAGCGCTACTCGGCGACACGCTTGCGCCGGAGCGAAACATCGAGCAGCGGCTGGACGATATCTGTAAGGCCAAAGCGTACACCGCCGAGCTGATGCCGACTCCGTACATGGATCTCGACCTCGCGAAGCGCCTCACGGTGCGCCGGCTCAATCGGCTCGAAGCCGACCGGGAACCGCCGGAGAAAATCGAGCGGCTAATCAAGTTCGAGAAAGACATCGACGTGGCGGCAGCGCTTCGAGCTCAGGCCTTGAGCCAAGCGCAGGCAACCGCGTCACAAATCACGCAGCAGAGCGCAAACCCTGGCCTTGCCGCGCCAAACATGGCGCCTCCTGCGCCTGTGCAACCCCAACCGATGCCCGCGCCCGCCATGGGCGCCCCGATGCAGTGAGGACCCATGTCAGAAGCAGCCGCAGCAGTGACCACGCCAACGGGAACGACCGCCGAAGTCGCGCCCAGCGCCGCCCTCGACGAGTTCGTATCGAGCTTGGGGCTGTTCGACGATGAGCCGAGCAATGAACCGGGCGAAGTCGCGCGCGAGGAAGCCGCAGCGGCGAAAGCGCGGGATGAAAAGGGCAAATTCCAACCCGAAGACACGCTGGACGACCTGGACGACGACTCCAAGCCGTTCACCGCTGAGCGCGCCAAGGAGATTCGCGATCGTTTGCGCGCGGCGCGTGACGCGGCACGGGAGGCCACGCGAAAAGCGAACGCGGCGGTTGCTCGAGCTACGGCGAAAGAGGAGCGCTTCGAAAAAACGAAGGGCAAAACGCTCGAGCTGAAGGAGCAGGTTGAGGCACGGGGCACAATGCTGTCCGCCATCGAGCGTGGGCTCAACAGCGGCGACCCAAAAATCGTGCTCGAGACCTTGGGGCACCTTTCCCGCAAGGACCCGCTTGAGTTTTGGACCGAGATTTCGCACGCGGTAGCCGGCGGCAAGGTCCAAAAGTCCTCCGTCCCACCCGAAATCATGCAGCAGCTGACCGAGATGCGGCAGCAGCTGCAGAGCTTGGCCGAGCAGGGACCAAGCCGCGAGCGTGAGCAAACCATCGAGCATTTGAAGGAGCAGATGGTTACGGTCGCAGCGTCCCCGGAGGCCGCGCAGCACTTCCCGCTCACCGCCCGTCTTGCTGCAGACCCGCGAACACGCGTGGAAATTCGGGAGCACCTGGCCGCGATCAAAACCGACTACTACACCCAGCGGGGTGCTGCACTTGACAATGCGGGCGCGTTCGGTATCTTGGAGCGGCGCCTACAAGCGCAATCGGAGTTGTTCCAGCCGGTCCACGCCAGCAACGCTCAAGCGACGGACGAAAGACGAACTGCCAGCCCTGCGCTGGGCGAGCCCGCGACAGCTCGAACCGAAGCCGCGAAACAGGCGCCGAGCCCGCCGCCCCGAGCAACGATTCCCGCAGCCCTTTCGGAGCTGACCGGCGGCACACGCCGGCCAATGACCGAAGCGGAGCGGGTTGCCGAGATCGCGCGGCAAACACCGGCGAGCTTCTTCCGAGACATTGGACTTGGAGCCCTGCTCAACGAAGGCGAGGAATAGTCCTCTGCGTTTGCACCGCGTCTCACCACGCGGAGCACGCCTATGGCCGGTCCCCAATCCGTCGCAAACAGCACAAATCTACTCAAAGTTCTCTACCCGGATGAAATCAGCATTCCGGGCTACATGGCCTCAAAGCTCATCGGACAGATGGGCAAAGACACCGAGTTTACTGGTGAAGGTACCAAATACGTTGTCGTGAGCATCGCGCCTGGCGCAGGCGGCTCGGCAACCATCTCGTCCGCAATCGGCAACATCGGCGCGACTCAAGAGGTTCGCTTCTCGCTCGGTCGCCGCCGCTTGTACGAAGTCGGCAGCATCACGGGTGAGGCATTCGTCTCTGGCAAAAAGGGCAAGGGTGCAATCGTCGAGCTCCTGAAGCACCAGATGGATCGCTCGCGCTACTCGTTCGCGCGCGCTGAGTCTCGATCGCTCTGGTCGGATGGCTCCGGTCAGCGCGGCATCATCTCGAGCACTTCGAACGTCGCGACTGGCACCATCACCCTTTCGGCGAAGTCCCAGGTTTCTGGCTTCTTCAAGGGCATGAAGGTGCAGCTCATCAACCCGGCTACCGGCATCCTTCGGGACTCTGGGCGCTCGGTTGAAATCGGTTCTGTCGTGCGTAACGACGGCTCGAACAACGCGACCTTGACGCTTTCCAGCGGCAACTGGAACCAAATCGCGGCGGCTGCGGCGTCGGACATCATCATCCGCGAGGGTGACCAAAACCTCGTTCCGATCGGCGTGCTCGGCTGGAACCCCATCATTCAACCGGGTGGCGGCGACTCATTCTTGGGCATCAACCGCGGCACGGCGGGTGATGTGAACTACCTCTCAGGCTTCCGGGTGGGCAGCTCGGGTCCGAAAGCGCAGACGCTGATCGACGCCGGAGCGGAAGCGCGCGACGCAAACGTCAACGTCACGGACGCGTACCTGAACCCGCTCGACATGCGCGATATCTTCAAGGACCAGAGCACCTACAAGGTGATCGACGTCGCGACGGATTCGCCGAAGGTCGGCTACAAGGCGATCGAGCTGCTGACCGGAAACGGCAGCATCCGGTGCCACGACGAGACCGACGTGCAGCGCGGCAATTGCTGGCTGTTGCGTCCGGGTTCGTGGACGCGGCGCAGCGCAGGCGACGTGCCGATGCTGCTCAACTTCGATGGTCTCAAGATGTTCATGCGCAACCCCAACGGCGACGACTACCAGTACCGCCTGGGCGCCTACTTCAACAACGAGAACGACACGCCGGCCGACTGCGTGATCGCGACCTTCTGAGCCGAAAGGAAAAACCCAGATGTCAAACATTGGCGAATACCAAAAGGCTCAGGCAGGCAGCACAGCGAGCCCCTACGGCGGCGGTCCTACCGTCGCGCAGGCGTACGACTTCCACGAGCGCTTCGACAAGCTCGCGGCGGACGGCATGGCTTCCACTGCGACGGCAGATACGCTGTTGTGGACGAATCCGTACGATTTCACCGTATACATGGTCAGCGCTCGGCTGACTTGCACCGGCGCAGGCATCACGGCGGATAACTCCAACTTCGCAACCATCGCGCTGAAGAGCAACGATGGTGTGGGTGGCGCAACAGCAACGGGCCTGAGCATCACCACGGCGATCACGGACTCGGGCAACATCACCGCGAACCAGCCGAAAGCGTTCACGCTGCTCACGTCCGCGGGCGCAGCCATTCCGCCCGGTGGCGGTATTTGGCTCAACATCGCGAAGTCCGGCACTGGCGTCGTGGTGCCCATCTCGCAAATCGCAGTCCGCCTACGTCGCGGCGAGTTCACGGGGAACTGAGCCATGGCTGACCGTGGCATGTATCACGGCGCTGAGAACACTCCCGGCGTCCGTTACATCGAGTTCAAGTTTTTCGTGGACGCGGCGAACCCGCCCACGAATCCGGGCAATCCGCAAAACTTGTTCATCACGAGCTTTGTGCGCGTTAGCCAAGGTGTCTTTCGTCTGACGCTTGCGGATGCTTGGAAGCTCCATTGCGGAACGTCGTGCGAGCTCAATGTTGCAGGCACTGGCGTGCAGCGCTGGGCTCAACCGGGTCCGATTGCCAATTTCGGCACATCGACTCCGGCAACCGTCGACATCCTCATCGTCGACAACGCAAACGCCGTGCAGGACCCACCCGCTGCCGGCGCTCAGAATTTCATCAGCGGCACCGTTATCGTGTGCGACTCGGGGCAAGTCTGATGGCAGACAAGGGAGGCTCCGCGCTGCTCGCGCTTTTGCCGAAAGGCTTGGGCAAAGACGAGATGCCGGAAGGCGAAGGCGGTGACGACGAAGAGGATTCGAACGTCACCGCTGCGCGCGACTTCTACGAAGCGGGCGCCCGCAAGGATTGGTCTGCAGCGTCCGAAGCGCTGGAGACCTTCGTCCTCAATTGCCAGAGCAAGTACAAGTCCGACGAAGCGTGAGAGGTAAGCCGTGGCGAGTGAAATCAATCTCCAGGGGCTGATTGACCTCGCCCGGCTCTACTCCGACCAGCGTCCGGGTGGCGCAAACGCGTTCATTCCGGACACTGGCAGCGGCTCCGTCACAACGCTAATCAATGGCGCGATCGGTGAGCTGTACGACCTGCTCGTGGCGAGCGGTGGGCACGAGTACTACGTAAAGGACGCGACGATTCCGATCGTGGCCGCCACGTCGGTCTACGACCTACCGAGCGACTTCTACCAGGAGCAGACGATTCACTTGCCGTGGGCGTCGGACGACTGGGAGTACGTCGCGCCATTCGAGCAGGCTGAGCGCATGCGGCTGATGAATTTTCAGACGTGGGGGCGCCGCACTCCAAAGGGTTACCGAATCAGGGGTGCGCAGTCGCTCGCGTCGGGCGCGACAACGACTTCGCAGGTGGAATTTCTGCCGGTTCCGACGACGGCTATCGGGGCAACGCTGCGCTACGTGCCGGCGTTCACGCCGCTATCCAACGTGACGACGGACTTTTTCACAACCGTCAACGGCTGGCAGAAAATCATCGCGTTCAAGGCCGCGATCGAGATGCGTGTGATTGCCAAGCTCGACGCCTCCGACCTGATGGCGTTATTCCAGCTCGAGCGCGATCGTGTGCAGGAGATGGCGGACAAGCGCGCGCAAGGTGCCACGCCGCAAGTGGTCGACATCGACGCTTACCGTCAGTTCCCCGAGTGGGCTGCAGACCGGCGGTGGATTTGATGCTTTCACTCATCAAACAATTCATCACCGACAACGCTCGCCGCCTCGAGCAGCAGCTTTCGCAGTTCGAACAGAACGTAGCTACCGAGCTTGCTGCGCTGTTCGATGGCATGGTGGCGCAGCCGCAACAGGTGCGATTCACGCCGCAAACTAGCGTCGACAAGACGCTTACCACTCGGCAAATCGCGCTGTGCGATCTGTCGACTGGCAATATCGCCTTTGCTCTATCAGCTCCCGCTGATGGCAAACCAGGGTTTCTCTGGATCGCCAAGCGCGCCACGACGAACACGGTCACGGTGCGCCCGTCGGGCATGGCCAACAATGCGGCGCGACTCATCAACGGCGCGGCCAGCAAGGCTTACGGAGCGGGCACGGTCGGGCTATTCGCCATCTACTACGACGGCGCGAATTGGTGGGCGAGCTAATGGGCGATCCGAAGGTGAAGCTCACCGCAGCTGTCTTCGAGCAGGGGCAAAACGAGGGCATCGAGCGCGCAGTTCTGCCACTCCCGCAGCTCTCGTACCTGCAAAACGCGCGCATGCGCAAGTCGGGCCGAATCGGCAAGCGCTTCGGCTACGGCACTAGCATCGCTAGCGGCTTTTCCGGTGTGACATCGGGGCCTCCGCGCTGCGTTGGTAGCTCGACGGATACGGCGTTCGCGATCGTTGCGGACCGATGCTTCACCTATGCGCGGTCAGCGACCGGCATCGGCTACGTTCTGCCTGCGAACACGGATGCTGTCAGTGCAGTAACCGGCGGCTCAGTGTCGCGGCGCATTGCGGGCGCAGTCAGCGGATGGCTGCCTGAGACTTCGTTCTTCCCGGTGCCTTCCAAGTCGCTGAAGAACCAGACCACCACGCCTTGCTCCAGTTGCTACGCATTCGGATGCTTGTGGACTGCGTACCAATACACGGACCCAGCGAACCCGACGGACAAGCTGATCCGAATCGCTGCAACCGATGTCAGCGGGCAAACGCTGGTGAACGTGTTCGAGTATGCGGCTGGCGTGGCGGGCGGCGGCGGCATCCAATACCCGCGCCTCGTCCTCATCGGAACGACGCTGGCGCTCGTTTACTTCGACGCGAACTCCACAACGCTGCGCGGCCGCACGATGACCGTCGGCAGCTTCTTTGGCGGCGAAGTCGTCATCACTGGCGCCGGCATTCTTTCCTTTGATGTCTACCAGTACACATCAACCGCTTGCCTGTTCGCCATCAGCTACGGCGGCAATCAGGTTACCGTCGGCACGCTAAACACGGCACTCGCGCAGGCCGGCGTAAACACCTTCGTCGAGGCAAACCCGGTCACGTCGACAAGCATCGTCGGCTCAACCACCACACCCGTCTACCTGGGCTATGCGATGACCGTTGGCACGACTGCCAAGGTGAAGGTGTACACCACGGGATTCGGCGGCGGCGTGGTTGGAACCGTCACGCTCACGACGACAGATGCATCGCGCCCGTTGTTGAGTCCCGTTCCGGCCGGCGGGGTGCGAGCCGTGCACAGCTCTGTTGTGAGCGGCTCGCCTAACCCAGCGAGCTTCAAGTACTCCGATGTGTCGGCGCTGGCAGCGCTCGGGCTCACAATCACTCAGGCCGGTTTTTACCCGATATCTGTGCCGTTCTTTGCTGGGCCGGGCGTATATCTCTGGACAGCGATCGACACGATCGCAAGTGGCTCGCGCTACGCCACGCTGCTGCAGCTCTCGACCGCATTTGCGGGCAGCACATCCTGTGTTGCTCCTATTGAAATGTCGGTTCAAGACTTGCTGCTTTCTTCCGCAGTGGTCGACCTGAAGGGCGTTCCGGCGGTGACTCAGATCGCGGCAACGGCATCATATGCGGTGCCGACGCCGACGCTCTATGCCGTTGGCTCCAGCATTGTCACTGGGCACGACTTCCGCGTCTTGCAGGCGAAGCACTACACGGACAGTGCGCGGAATCGGTCGCTGCAATCCGTGTTTGCGGACCGTAGCAGCTTCGTTCCGTGCGGGAACCTGACGCGGGTTGATGCGACAGGAGCGGTTGAGGAGGGATTCGTTCACTCGCCCGCAATACAGTCGATTACGCCGGCTGGCGGAGGGTCGCTCACCGCCTCGTCCGAGTACTACTACTCCACTGTTTTCAAGGCTCGTGCCGCCAACGGGCGTTTCGAGGTCTCGGCCCCATCGCCGCCGGTGAAGGTCACGATGGCTGTCGGACAGACGCAAAACACGCTCGCAATCACCTCGCTCTGCTCTACTCAGCGGGTCGTAGTTTCGATCGAAGTCTACCGCACGCTACACGATGACAAGACGTTTTACTTGGCGGCGATCGTCGACGCGGACCTGTTCGGCGGCACCGTCACCTACGTTGACCAGCTCTCTGACACCACGCTGTCCACGCAGCAAACCTTGTACACGCAGGTTGGGCAGACGCTGCCAAATGCATTCCCGCCCGCGTCGCGCTTTGGCTGCTCGGGCGGAGGCAGGCTGTTTCTCGGTGGGCTGATTCGCCCGGACGTAGTGCAGGCGTCAAAATTAATCTTCGGCGACCAGTCCCCGTCATTCGCCGACAATGACGGGTTTCGCATCTTGCTTCCAAGCGCGTGTGCCGGGCTCGCCTGGTGTGACTCGCTCGTGCTGTTCACTGCCGAGGGCATCTACGTCGCTAGTGGGGATGGCCCCGATGATGCCGGCGTAGGTGACTTCGGGCCACTTGTTCGTTTGCCATTTCAGCTCGGATGCATCGAGCCGCGTAGCGTGTACGCGTGTGATGACGGCGTGTTTTTTCAGACTGCACGCGGCTTGTACCTGCTGCCTCGCGGGTTCGGCACACCGATCGCGGTCGACGCCGTACTCGACACGCTCGCCACCTATCCGACCATTTGTGGCGTCGCGGCGCTCGTGAAGTCGACAGAGCAAACCGTGCGCTGGGTCTGCGTGAATGCGAGCAATCAGGGTGCGCAGCTCGTGTATGACCTGGTTCACAAGGTTTGGAGCGTCGACCTGCTCACCGACTCCGGTTCGCTGGGGACGCCGGCAGCTCAGTACGGAATCGGCAATTGGTACGGTGGCGAGATTGCGATGTTCACGTCGAGCCAATCCGACGGGACGACAATCAAGCTGACGGATAGTCTATTTGGTGACTCGGGCGCCCAGGCCTACACGATGATGGTGCGCACCGGCGACATTCGCCCATTCGGTCCGACCGAACAGGGCAGCGTCCAGCGGCTATCGACCCTGCTTGAGCTCCGAAACGTGTGTACGCTTACCGTCGACAAAACGAGCGATCGCGGCGTCGCTCACACCGCGACCCGCGTCTACACCGGAATCGCTCCAGACACCCTACCAGGTGAGCTCAGCACGATACTCACCGACCTAGGCTCAACCGAACAACGCTCACTGAGCGCGCTTCGCGTGTCGATTTCTGAGACCAGTGCAGCTGAAGGAATCGCGCTGATAGCTCTCGCGTTGGAAAATGGTGCACCGGAAGGCGCGCGGCTCAACAAGCCCGCAGATCGGATTGTGTGATGGTCGATTGGGGCAAAGCAGCAGCAGGAGCAGGCACCGGTGCAGCAGTGGGCTCAGCCTTTGGGCCGTGGGGAACCGCTATCGGCGCAGGTGGCGGCTTCCTTTTGAGCATGCTCGGAGGAGGTGGCGACAACGCCGCACCGCAAGCGCCACCCGCGCAGTTTGCCGGCGGCAATGGCGCGGACCTGACCAATCAGCTTGCTGCAATGCAGTACAGCGAGGGGCTGCAGCAGCAGCAAGCGCAGAACGCGCGCGAAGCTGCCTTCTACAATCAGGGCAACGGGAACTTCGATGTTGCGAATGCTGCGCAGGGACGCGCGTCCGCACAGATCGCAACGAGCCCAGCTGACCAGCAACGCCAGCTCGCAGCGCTCGGCGCGACGAACGCCAGCATCGGCAATCTGAACAGTACCGGCGGGCTGTTGACCGACATCGGCACACGCGCGATGGGTCCGAGCGTAGCTGAGGCTCAGCTGCGGCTTGGCCAAAGCGACGCCATGAATCAGCAGCTGGCGCTTGCTCGCTCTGGGCGCTCGCTCGGCAGCGGTCAGGCCGCGATGAATCAGGCTGCGTTCAACAACGCGCAAATCAATCAGACCACGAACCAGCAGGCTGCAGCCGCGCGCCTGCAAGAGCAGCAGAACTACCAGAACATGCAGCTCGCAGCCCTCCAGGGCGCTGGGAACGCGTACGGCAGCGCCGGCAATCTCGCGGGCCAAGCCGGCAATCAGGCCACGACGGTGCGCGCCGGAAACGAGAATCTGCAGCAGCAGAACGCAGCGCTGCAGCAGAGCCAGCAGCAAATCAACAACCAGACGACGGGGCTCTACAACCAGCTCGGGGCGCAGCAGCAGCAGCTCGGCATGCAGGCCAACCAGCAAGGTCAGAACGCCTACCAGTTCGGACAGCAGCAAGGCCAGAATATGCAGACGGCGCAGCTCAACGCGAACCTTGGGCAAGCGAGTTCGCAGACCGCGACGAACATCGCGAACATGAACAATGCGAACGCGCATCAGGCCGCAAACATGAACATGGCCGCGTCTGGGTTCGGGGCTGCGGCGGATGCTGTCGCAAATGCTTCAAATGGGGGCGCCGCTGCCCCAGCTGGTGACACCGGCATCGCTTCGACCAGCCCTAAAGATAGCCCCTACTACAACATCACGGCATCCAGCAACGCAGCGCAGTCTAGCCAGGGAAATCCGGGCAATAACAGCAGCGATCGGCTTTCGGACGAGCGCAACAAGAAGAACATCAAACCGATCGGGCTCACGTCGCCGACCACTGATGCGAAGAACGCCGAGAAGTACGCCGGATTCAGCCCAGAGGCAGCGGCCGCCTACCGCGCTGCGGACCAAGCGGCCGCCAGCGGCGCGGACACGTACACCGCGAACGGCAAGACGAACGTACTGCGCCCGTACGGCGATGCGCCCATGGACGATCAGGACCTCGGAAAGATTGGCGTCACCGGTGAAGCGCAGGCTCCGATTGCTGGCTACGCCGAGACCATCGCCGCGCTGAACAACGCGTACCGACCGAGCCAGTTCGCGCCCACTGATGTACTCAACCGGGTGCCGGGAGCGGGAGCTGGCCACAGCGCATCGCAGGATGCCGTGATCGCGGCGTTGTCAACGAAGCCGGGAGCGCGGCCACTTGTGTCGACCCTTGGGAAGACCTCGGATTTGGGCCAGGGCGCCTTTCAGGGACGCGCGCGCGCCCCACAAACTGAATCACCGATGGCGCTCGTCAATCCAAACATCCTCGCACAGCGTTCTATGCTGAGCGGAGCGCCTGCTATCGGTGGGGCACCTTCCGCTGCGTTTCTCGGCGGTCGGCCTGTCACGATTTCAAGCGCTCCGCAACCGGTCGCGGCGCCCGCTCCCGCTTGGGGTGACGTGTTCAACGCGCCAGCGCTGCCAGCGAACATTGCTGCCTACCTGAATGGCGCGAACCCTTCCGCAACTCCGGCATCAGGCCAAATGCACTACTCGGGCGCTGCGCAGGATTCGGCCTATGCCGTGCCTGCGCCGCAAGCGATGAATCGTGGCGATGACACAGAAAGTGGCGGCTATTTCGGCAATGGTCAGCGCCTTTCCGATGCGCGCAGCAAGACGCGTATCCGCGCGCTCGAGACGCAGCTAGCGGCGCTGAGCGCCGACGCTCCGCCTCGTGATGGCGAAACAACGCGCCTCACCCCCTCGCAGGAAGCTGGATTCGCGCAGTGGCTCAAACAGAACCGCGTTCGTGACCTGGACAATCCTGATAGCCACTACGACTACCGCGGCGCGTACTTGGGTGGCGTCGGTCGCGGCGCAGACTCGGGCCACTTCCCTGACACGTACAAGCAGCATGGACATCCAACGTTTTCCGTCGAGTCGCAGTACTCGCAGAACGCAAACGATGGCGGTACTTGGGATGGCGAGCAATTCTCGCCTGCGCTTCAACTGCGCGCGCCTGACACCACTGCACTCGATGCCGCTTACGCTCGCGAGCAGCAGGCGCCCGCCGTCGACCTTCGTCCAGCGCAGGGCTATTCGTACGAATACAAGGACCCCGGAGCGCCAGGTGCAGCCCCGGGCCGCCACGTGGGGCCGATGGCTCAAGACTTGGAGCTCACGGCAGCGGCGAACGCTGTGCGCGACACGCCGCGCGGAAAGGTGGTCGACACGCCCGCGCTCACGATGGTGAACACGGCGGCGCTGAGCGAGCAGCAAAAGAAGATGCAGGATCTCGAGCGGCAACTGGCCGCGCTACAGGGCTCAGGGCTTGGCCCGATGCCTGCCTACGACCGATCACTCTACGCGCAGCCGGGGGCGTTCTGAGTGGCCTATTCGCTCCGCGCTGATGGGCTCTCCGACGTGCATCTGCCTGATGGCACGGTGATGCCGATGGCGTTGTCACCCGCGCAGCTACAGGCGATGGGGCACACTGAGATTTCGGCGAACGCCCAGCGCTCGGCAATGTCAGCGCTCGCGGCGGCTGGTCCCGGCAGTGGGGACCCGCGCGATCTTGGTGGCGGCGCTGGCGTGTTTGGCGCGCCGCGGACACCGCAAGAGGAAAACGCACGGGTGTTGCGCGACTTGCTCAGTCGCGCCCCGCAATCCCACGATTCCGGGCCAGCGAACCGATCCAAGTTCGATGTCCCTCTCCCAGGGGAAACGAGCGGCGGACCTGGCCCGGAACTAGCTGCGCATTCGGCGCCACGAGGTGAGCGCGAACAGTCTGCAGGCGGCAGCGAACTCACGCTAACGCCCGAGCAAGAACTGGCGTTTCGCGAGGCCGTGCGCGGTGGAGGCGGTGGCGGAAAGCCAGGTCTCGCACTTGGCAAGCGCACCGAGAAATATACGACTTACGGCACGGTTCCGGAAGAACTGAGCGCGGACATCAACCGACGTGGCAACGAGCTCGAAAGAACGCAAGCGGCGAACCTGGAGACGCACAACGCGAGCGCGAGGGAGCTGACCGATCGCCGAGACGCTGAACTCACGCGGCAAATGGATGACGTTATTGACCAGCGCATGCAGCGTCAGGCCATCAACGAGCGCTTGCAACAGCTGCAAACGACGCGGGACCAGCGCGAGCAAGAGGTCGCGACGATGCCCCCGCCAGACCTGCATCGGTATTGGGGCGAGCGCGGCGTCGCTTCGCAGGTTGCTACCGGGCTCGCAATTGCGCTTGGCGGCTATGTTCAGGGACTGCGCGGCGGCGAAAACGTCGGGCTCAAGATGGCGAACGACTCGATCGATCGCTGGATGCAAACCGAGCGCGAAAAGTATGAGCGATCGAAGGACACGGCAGCGCGAGCGGACAACCAATATGGACAGGCCCTCGCGCTGTACGGCACGCCCGAGATGGCCGAAAACGACATGCGCGCGCGAGCCTACGCCGTGCGCGATGCGATGCTAGCCAACCAGCTGGACCAAATCGGCAACGCGGACGCCTATGCGAAGGGTCAGGAGGCCTTGCAGGCCGGCGCCCTTCAGCGGCAGCAGCTCAAGGCGCAGGCGATCCAGATGGCTGGCGAAAAGGCCGTTGAAGACACGCTGCAGCAGCGCGCAGCGGGCGGCGGTGGCGGCAGCTTCTTACGCGGGCTCAAGGCGGCAGCCGAAGCCAAGCAGACCTCGGACTATCTCAACGGGAAGACCGACGTACACGGCAAGCCGCTGGCGTCGTCGGACAATTCGCCTCTTGCTGTGCGCTTCCCTGACGGCTCCGTGCGCTATGCAGGCAACGCCAAGGAAAAGACGGCGGCACAGCGCGTGGTGCGCTCAGCGCATGAGGCGATCGGCAAAATCGATCGGCTGCAGCAGCTCACCTCGTCGGCATCGTCTCGCGCCTGGGGCGACGATGACCGCGCGCGTGCTGAGTCGCTGCTCGGCGGCCTGGTGTTCGAAGCTCACGACGCGATGGGCGTCGCCACGTTCCAGGAAGCCACCAAGCAGAACATCGAGCGCATGGTCGGCGACCCCGAACACTTCTTCCGCTCACCAGGCGCAGCAGCGAAGCTCAACGAGCTCAAGCGCCAGATGCAGGACCAAATCAAGGCGAACAAGGAATCGCTCGGACGAGGCGCGCCAAGTGCCGGCGATTCCGGACCCGATGACAGCGATGTGCCTGAGTCGGCGCAAGAGGTGGTCGAATAATGGCCGAGCCCGCACTCGTTCAGCCGCAAGCGTACACGGAGGACGGCAAGGTCATCCCGCCGGAGCAGTACGCCGAAGCTGCAGCCGCTGGAAAAGCCTTCTTTGCGAAGGGACAGCGCGTCTTCGCGCGTGACGCCCGCGATCGGCTCATCACCGTTGACGCCGCAGACGTGACGCACCCGGGAATTAGGATCGTCAACCCGGACGAGCTCGCGGCAGTCAACGAGAAACGGCAGTACGGCAAGGGCTTTGGCAACGAGGCCAAGGCGGCGGCGGCCGGTGCAGCGCGGACCCTCACCTTTGGCGGCTCCGACGTTGCGGCGCGCGCGCTGGGTGGCTCCGAAACGGCGAACGCCCTCGGGGCGCTGAAGCGCCAGAACCCCATTTCCAGCGGTGTCGGCGAGGTGGCCGGCGCAATTGCTCCCCTGCTGCTCTCTGGGGGCGCTGGCGCGGGGGCCGAAGGCGCCGCCCTTGGTACCGGTGCGCTTGAAGCGGGTGAAGCCGCAAGTGCGCTCAAGGCAGCGGATGGGCTTGGGGCCGCGCTACGCGCCACAGGACGGGCCGCGGGCACGGTTCCGCGAGCTATCAGCGGTGCCGGAAGCATCGTCGAGCGTGGCGTCGCTAGGGGCCTGGAATCGCTGGGCGGCAAAGGAGTCGCCGCAAAGACCCTGAAGCGGGCGGCCGAACTCGGCGCGCAGGGAGCCGTCGAGGGCGGCTTGTACGGCGCTCAGGGCGCAATCAGCGACCAGGCGCTCGAAGACCATGACCAAACGGTCGAAAACTTCGTCTCAGGCCTCGGGCACGGCGCGCTACTCGGCGCTGGCCTTGGGGCGACATTGGGCGCGATCGGCGAGCTTGGCGGAGCTGCGCTCACGCGCTCGAAGGGCTCGCTCGAAAAGGTCGCCAAGGAGCACGCGGGGCGTGCGATCGGTGGACAGGCGGAGTTGCGCAAACTCGACAAGTTCGCGCCGCAAGCGACGACGGATGCTCTCCACTACACGATGCAAACCGGCGAGCACGCCGGGCAACCGCTCATCGCCAAGGGTGACAAGGTTGACGACATTGCCGCGAAGCTGAGTCACGCGGTGGAAGAGGTGGGCGCCAAGCGCAACGGCGTGATGAGCGAGATTGATTCCGCACTGCAGAGCAACCCAGCTGCACAGAAGGCAGCGCCGAGCGCGCGCGAATTCGTCGAGCAGGTGAAGTCTTCGGACTGGTACAAGGCACTAAAGAACGGGCCCGATCGCGGCAAGGCTCGCGCGGTCGACAAGCAGCTTGGGTATTTGCTCGAGCCGGTTGAAATTGAGGGTGCCGCGCAAGCCCCGACGATCGAGGTGAATGCCGATGCCATCAATCGGCGGGGGCTTCGGGAAAGCTCTTTCGAGCATCTGCGCGCGCATCCGGAAACCGGAAACCGGCTTGGGCCTCCTAGAATTGATGTCTGGCCTGACGTCGGTCCGCAGGTTGGGGATGGTAGACATCGACTGCTGCTTGCGGCTGAGCGCGGCGAAACGAGTATCGATGCGCGAGTTATCCATTTCGACAGAGAGGGGAACGCGGTCTCTGATGAGGTGATGCCGATCGCTTTGACCAAGGCCGGCCCTGACATTCGCGCGGTTCGCGAGGTCGCTCCGCCGCTGCCGCCTGAGCGCACCGGATTCCTCGCGCTCAAAGACTGGCAAGAGCGTCTGCGCGACGTGTTCCAGCCACGCGCAGGCAGCGCAGGCGGCATCCCGCCGCAGCCGCCGAAAGCCGCTGCGTACCTGGAGAAAATGGAGCGCGAGCTCAAGACGTATTTGGATGGCAAGGCCGAGTCAGCGCTGGCGGCGCTCGGCGAAGACCCCAACGCTTACAAGACGCTAACCCGCCAGCTGCACTCGATGCTCTCGCTGCGTGAGGTCGCCAAAAAGACCATCAACCACGGCAATCGCCTACTGAGCCCGAGCGACCACGGCACTGGTATTGCGGCGTTTCTGGCTTCCGCCGTATCGGGGCATACCCTTGGCGGCCTCGTCTACGGCGGCGCGACCGCGCTCGCGAACAACCTGATGCGCACACGCGGGAATGCGACACTCGCAGCTCTCGCCCGAGACGCGTCCGAGATGGGCGGCACGCTCGAATCGACGGCGCGAAAGCTGACCGGAAAGACGACGGAAGCCGCGAGCTCGATTGCTGCTCTCGAAGCCTCACCGCGCGCAGTAGAGACCGGCCGCGCCCACGACATGCCGCGCCCGCCCGCGGCGGTTCCAGCGCTAGCCAAGCAGTTCAATGAAACGATTGAGCAAGTGCGCAGGCTCGCTACGCCGGAGATTGCTGGGCAGCACGTGTCCGGAACGGTTGAGGGCTTGAGCGCGCAATACCCCGATGTGGGCAGCGCCGCGAGTCGCAAGCTGCTCGACATCTATCAGCACTTGGCGCAGGCGATCCCGCCAGCTGCGAACTCGCCCGCAAAGTCGCTCACGCCTCGCTCAGTGAAGCCGATGGTGCCGCCGACCGCGATGCGCACCTACTTGGCTACCGTTCGCGGCGCCGTGAATCCGCGTGCAGTGATCGCGGACTTGGGGCGCGGAGAACTCGACCGAGATGCGTTAGCCGCTGTGCAGCAGTTCTATCCGAAGACGTTCCAAGCACTGCGCAGCAAGGTCGCTGACTTCGTTGCCGAGCGTGAAGAAGACCTGCCGTATCAGCAGACCATCTTCCTCTCGACGGCGTTTGGGTTCATTGGCGATTCGTCGCTTGAGCCGAAGAACGTGGCGGCGATTCAGCAGACGTTCGCCGACATGCAGAAGACGGGCGAAACACAGCAGAGCGATCGTCCGGTGCAGCCTGCGCCGCAGAGCAGCATCGACGCGACCAAGGCCACCAATTCCATGCGCTTACCAAGCGCGCAACAGCAGGACACCTGATGGACAGAGCAAACGACGTAAAGGGATGCTTCGGCGACGGCACCAATCAGACCGACACCGCCGGCTACACGGTAGCGACCGGTGCAGGTTCAGGAAGCGGTCGCGTCGACCCTATTCCGGTGGGCTGGTATGGCGAATTCGTCGGCCTGCGCAGTGTCGGTGCTGACTCGCGCTACTTCTTCACCAAGAACAGCGGGGCAACGATCGATCCTGCAGTTGCTGCGAGCGCTACTGGTGGTCTGAGTTCGCAGCGAGGGGCGCTGCTACCGGCAGGTGAGCTCGTGCAGGTGCTCGTGCCTACGGCTGGACCAAGCGAGACTGTGTACCTTGCGCGCGCGTCCACCGGTGCGCCCACGTCTCTCGAGGTCACCAAGTGGAGCGGACGCCTCGGCAATAACGCGGGGCGAGACGGCTGATGATTGCTCGACGAGCTGTTCATGGGAACCGTCGAGCAAGCCCGCTGAACCGGTTCAATGGGAATTTCGCGGGCTTGCCCTCTTTCGCTGCAGCATATCAAGTACTGCAATTCGATCGAGGTGCAACGTACGCGGGCACGCTACATGACGTGGGCGGCGCTGGTCCGGTAATCACTGCCGCGGGTAGTCTTACGGGCCCGCCGGTTCCGATCTGGGTCAAAGCCACATCGAGCGGCGCGCTGGGTGTTTGGACGTACGAGATCTATTACGACCTGGGCAGCACACCGGCCATGTCTGGAATCAGTACTGGGACGCTGGTTCTCACTGGTGCTGGCGACGGGGTGACGCTCACGATTAACGCCGGGGCGGCAACTTCTGGAAACTTCTGGAAACTGAAGTACGCAGCCATTGCTGATCAATCACCAAACAACAAGACGGCTTTGCAGGTTTCGGCTCCGGCTCAACCTTTGTTTGGTCTGCTGGGTACAAGAACAACAGCGACATTTGAAGCCTCCCGCTCAACGTATCTTAGGTCGCCCACGCTAGCACTGCCGGCGCCGGCAACAACACCGCACTCTACGTACCTCGTATTTCGCTGGACCGGTACTGTGGGCACACAAGCGGGTGTGTTCGGCGGATCCACTGGGCATGCGTTTTATTCGCGTTTCGGAAATCCAACCAACGCAAACGATCCTACGATGTACAATAATGGTGCTTTTGCTAACGGGCAGGCCGGGAAAGCCTTAAATCAGTGGTACCGGGCGATCGTCAATTGGACTGGATCGACTAGCGATGCTCTCAAGGTCGGATCGACGGCTGCTGTAACGGGCACTAACGCAGGCAATTCGGCTGATTCTGACATGAGCTACGGCGGTGTTGCTTCTATTGCTTTTCCTGCCAACGTAGAGATCGCATTGGTTGCCTGGGTGCCTGGTGCAGTGGCTAGTTTCCCAGATGTAGATTCTGCTGTTTCGCAGTACTTTCAAGGGATTGTGCAGCTATGAAGCTGATTCAATCTGGGGCAATTCAGCTAGATGCTAATATTTGCAACACGGTTGACCCGCCTGTGCGCGGATATCATGTAGGCCTAGGTTTGCACGTCGATATTCCGCCAGACTGGGCCGCGCGAATACTGCTTGGCCAGTCCGTTCCAGGTTGCAGCTACTGCGAGCTACGAGCCGACAATTCCTCCATGCTTGTGTCGGATGTGGCGATTGCACAGCTCGGGCTGCCGGCCGTCGTCAATGCGCTTGCTGCCCCGCTGAAGGCACAGGCGCCGCTGCTGCAAGTGAAGCTCGCAACAGCTCAGGTTTTATCCGCGGTCGCGGTTCAGGAGGATATCCCATGAATTTGAAGATCACCCCCTCTCAAAAACAAGCCCTCTCCGGATTCGTGGTTGGCGTTCTCAGCGCCGCGCTGGTCGCGCTCGAGCAGGCGCTGGCGAACCCGCCATTCACCCTGCGCGGTCTCGCGATTGCGGCTGCAGCGGGCGCCGTTGGCGGCATTGCGCACTATTTGCCCGCATTCGGAACGGCCGCCAAGGTCGAGCAGGCGGTTGCGTCGCGCGTCGCTGAAGTCATCAGCAAAGAGGCACCGTGATCCGTGCGGGATGCGCCGTGGTACTGGCGGGCTGCATTGCTGCTCTGGCTGATTGCGGCAGCGCGGGCCGGGAAGAAGAAGCGCTAGGAGCTGGCCCGTGATTTCTCGCGCATCACCCGAATTCCCGGGTTTGCTCGGCGAGTGCATCTGCGCTCTGTCGCGGCATTTCGTCGGCCTCTACACCGAGCTGCCGCCACCAGGCGAGGCGCGTGAAGGCCGCTCCAAGCTCGACCCGGTTTACGTCGAGGTGACCGAACATCGC